AATAACAACTAGCTCTGGATCTGGTAACATCACTATTGGATCAGGTGTTACATTAAAAAACAATGTTCCAGCTTTTGAAGCATATTTATCTTCATCTCAATCAGTGTCAGATGGTGTAACAACAAAAGTTCAAATAGATACTGAAGATTTTGATACTGACGGAATGTATGATAATTCTACCAATTATAGATTTACACCTACAGTATCTGGTAAATATTTTGTATATGGATCAACTGTTGGTTATGCTGGAGCAATAACAGACTTAGTATCTAGTCAGGTTTTAATTTATAAAAACGGTTCTTATTACGCTGGCTCTGAAGAAAACTATAATGGAAATTTTATTCAGAGAAGTTATAATACAGTCACGGCAATTGTTGATATGAATGGATCTTCAGATTATTTAGAACTTTATGGTTACGTAAATGGTAATTCTGGAGGTAGTGAAGCATTTTCAGTGACAGGTGGTGCTAGAGGAAATATTTTTGGAGCATATAAATTAGGATTATAATATGACAAGTATATTAAAAGTAGACACGATACAGGACACAGATGGTAATAACATTATCAACGAGAATAGTAACACGATTACTATCGGTGCATCTGGTGACACTACAAATATCGTAGGGACATTACAGAACAATGGTGCCGCTGTTGGTGGCACTAACACTCCAGCTTTTGAAGCTTATTTAAATGCTCATCAAACAGTTTCAGATAATACTGAAACAAAAGCACAAGTAGATACTGAAGTGTTTGATACAGATGGTTGTTATGACAATTCAACTAATTATCGTTTTACACCAACAACAAGTGGTAAATATTTTGTGTATGCAAGAGTAGCTATTGATGAAGCAGCTGGAAACACTAGAAATGCTATAACTATGATTTATAAAAATGGTTCTGAAATAGCTAGATCATTTGTTAATTTTCATTCTAGTACCTCAAGCACTAATGATGGAGAAGGTGCAAGTCCAACAATTACTGCAGTGGTGGATATGAATGGATCAAGTGATTACATAGAATTATATGGAGTGCATGACACTGTAAGTGGTGGAAATGGTAGATTTCAAGGAGCATCAGGTGGAAGATATACAAATTTTGGAGCATACAAATTAATCGGAGTTTAAATTATGGCAATAACTAGACTAGGCGGAGCGAATGCAATATCAGGAATAATACCAGTAGCTAATGGTGGTACGGGTGCATCTAGCTTTTCACCTGGTAAAATACTTCAAATTGTTGAAGGAACATCATCAACTCAACACGAAGCTACTGGAAGTTCAGATCAAGATATTGGATTATCTGTTGCTATAACTCCTTCATCTTCATCTAGTAAAGTTTTAGTAACAGTTAGTTTTGTTTATAGTATATTTCAAAGTGGAGAGTATGGATCAAGTGCTCAATTTCAACTTTTAAGAGGAAGCACAGCTATTATAACTAGGAGTGGAGGTTCAAGCCAAGATTATAATGTTGAAGCAAGTGCTTTATCTTCTAATAACTATGTTACTATGGCAACTCAATTAAATATGCAGATACTCGACTCACCCAGCACTACGAGTGCAACCACGTACAAGATGCAAAGCACAGGGGTTTCTAGCACAAGAGTTAGATCAATGCTTAACAACAGAAGAGGAAGTATAGTAGCTTATGAGGTAGGAGCATAATGAAGGTTTATACATATTTAGATAAAGTTTATCATGCAATATTAAGAATTAATTCAGATGCTAAATATAGTATTTTAGGAGAGGATATTAATAATATTCAATGGAATCACGGGACAACTCCAATTTCTGTATCTGATATAGAATCAAAAATTGCAGAGATGGAATCAGAATTTGATACTACAGATTATAACGGAGCATAATAGATGCTCGGTTTCTCGTCTATATCAGAACAACCAATAGCAACAGAAGATTTTGCAGGAAACGTAACGATAGGAGTTACAGCCAATCAATTAACTCTATCGATTGGTTCTTCCACTGTTTTAAGTGGAGCGTTAGTTCAGCCTACTGGAGAAGGTTTAACAATTGGTTTTGGAGCATTAACCATTACAGCTGATGCAAATGTAACACCTGATCCTACACCATTAACAGTTGGTGTTGGCACAATTACAGTATCTGCGGCAGCAAACGTTTCTGTTACAGGAAACCAATTGACTGTATCGAGTGGAACTGTTACAATAACAGCCGCGGCAAACGTAGAACCTGACGCGACACCGTTAACGTTAAATGTTACAAGTCCTGGTATTATTACTTGGAACGACATTGATCCAGGAGCAAGTCAAGTTTGGGTACCAATAGAACCGTATTAGGAGAATTATGGCATCAAGTTATTCAACAAATTCAAAACTAGAACTTATAGCAACAGGTGAAAAGGCAGGTCTTTGGGGATCAATCACCAATACCAACTTACAAATCTTAGAACAATTAGCTACAGGATATTTATCTTTAAACGTTGCATCAGCTGATCAAGCATTAGCATTGGACAATGGCGCAACATCAAATGGTAAAAATCTATACATCAAACTTACAGGTACACTAGCAGCAAATAGAACAGTCACTGTTCCAGATACAGCTGAAAGAGTAATGATCTTTGAAGATGCAACAACTAGAGAAAGCTCTGGAACTATAAAAACTCTAACTGTTAAAACTGTATCAGGTACAGGTGTGTTGGTTCCTTCAGGAGCAACGGTATTAGTATACTCAGATGGCACCAACGTTAATCTTGGTATGCAAGACAAAGGCTATATTACAGTCAACTCTGCAACTGTTACAACGTATACAACATCTGCAGGTGAACAAATTTTTGCAAATACAACTACAAACCCAATAACAATCACGCTACCGTCTTCACCTTCTACAGGTGATGAAGTTGTTATCGTTGATGCTAGAGGAACTTTTGGATCTAACAATTTAATTATTAATAGAAACGGTGAGCCTATCGAAGGGGCAGCTGCCAATGATACATTAAGCACGAACGGTCAATCAATAACTTTAGCTTATGTAGATTCTACAAGAGGCTGGACGTACAAAACTAACACGGCGTAAGGAGCATGGACCATGGCTCTTATTGAATACAATTTCTTACCTGGAATTGACAAACAAGATACAACTGCAGGTGCAGAAAACCGTTGGGTAGATTCTGACAACGTTAGATTTAGATATGGTCTACCAGAAAAAGTTGGTGGTTGGTCTTCTTTAATATCAGATACTATTACGGGTGTTGCAAGAAAACTTCATGCATTCGTTGATTTGAACGGTAATAGATACGTTGCAATAGGAACAGATAAATTTTTGTTAATTTATTTTGAAGGTCAATTATATGATGTCACGCCATTAATGGCAACATTAGGTTCTACTACAATTGCAACTACAGATGCTTCAGCTGTTTGCACATTAACAACTTCAACAAGTCACGGAAGAGAACCAGGTGATATTGTATTATTAGATAACGTAACTTTACCAGGTGGTACAGGTTATTCTGCATCTGACTTTGAAGACAAATTATTTCAAGTAACATCAGTTCCATCACCAACAACTTTTACAATTACACAAACTTCAAATGCAACAGCGACTGTTGGTACAGGTGGAAGTATAGATTTAAAAAGATACGAAAGAATAGGACCAGCTGCACAGTCTTATGGTTATGGCTGGGGTATTTCACAGTGGGATGGATCTGTATCAGGTGCTGCAACATCTACACTAAATGGGTCGTTAAGTGCAAACGCTTTTGGTACAGGTGGATCTGGTACAAATGTTACATTAGCCTCTACAGCTAACTTTAGTTCTGCTGGTAGAATATTGGTAGAAGAAGAATTGATTTCTTACGCATCTGTCTCATCACCAAACTTACAAAGTATTGTAAGAAATGTAGATGGTACAGCTAATGCAGCACATAATACAGGAGTAACAGCAACAGATGCTACAAATTTTTCTGACTGGGGTGAAGCAGTTCTTGCATCAGAAGTAACTTTGGAGCCAGGACTTTGGAGTTTAGATAACTTTGGTCAAGTGTTAATTGCAACAGTTGCAAACGGTAAAACATTTACATGGAACGCAGGTGCAGCAACACCTTTAACCACAAGAGCATCGACGACAACATCTGGTTTTGCAACAGGTAACAATCCAACTGCATCAAGATTAACTTTAGTGTCACCAACAACTAGACACTTATGTCATTTTGGAACTGAAACAACTATTGGCACAACTACTACACAAGATGATATGTTTATCAGATTCTCAGATCAAGAAGACATTAATGATTATACTGCAACTGCAATAAACAGTGCAGGTGATTTTAGATTACAAGATGGTACAAAGATTGTTGGTGCAATCAAAGCAAAAGAAACGATTCTAGTATTTACAGATAACGCATTGTACACAATGAAATTTGTAGGTGCACCTTTTACATTTGGATTTGAACAAGTGGGTACAAACTGTGGGTTGATAGGTAAGAATGCAGTAGTTGAGATTGATGGTGCCGCTTTTTGGTTGTCACCAAACGGTTTCTTTATGTTTGATGGTACAGTTAAATCATTACCGTGTAGTGTAGAAGATTTTGTATTTGATAACTTTGATACTACAAAAGGTCAACAAGTTGCAGCTGGTATCAATAATTTATTTACAGAAGTGATCTGGTACTATCCATCACAAGGTTCAAGTTACAATGACAAATATGTTGTATTTAATTACGGTGAACCTATGAAAGGTGGTGTGTGGTACACGGGCACTGAAGCAAGAACATCTTGGATTGATGCGATTGTATATCCAAAACCTTTTGGTACAAAATACGATGCGTCAAGTAATGGTACGTTTCCTGTTGTAGTTGGTCAAGATGGATTAGGTCAAACAAAATTCTTTGAACATGAAGTAGGCACAGATCAAGTTAATGAAGATGGATCTACAACAACGGTTACATCATTTGTTAAATCATATGATATTGATTTAGAACAAAGACAAAGAAACCAACAAGGTCAACAAATAGGTCTTAAATTGGCAGGTGAAGTATTTCTTGCCATGAGAAGATTTATACCAGATTTTAAAACATTAGATGGTAATGCAAAAGTTAGTTTAGCAGTCAAACGATACCCTCAACAATCGGACTCTACAACAACATTAAGTCCCTTTACAATTGACTCAACTACCCTTAAAAAAGACACTAGGGCCAGAGGAAGATTTATAAATGTTAAAATTGAAAATGATGATAGTGGAGAATCATGGCGTTTTGGTACATTACGTTTAGATCTACAAGGAGATGGTAGAAGATAATGGCAAAGATAAATGTTAGAATACCAGAACCAAAACCAGAATATGATTTGTCAAATCAAAAACAAATTAACAGAGCAATTACGATCATGAAAGATCAATTGAACTCTACATTTTTAAACGAACTAAAACAAGAAGCTGAAAGATATTCTTGGTTTAAGTCTTCAGGGAGTAATAGTTAATGGCAAATATTTATAAAAATGCTCAATTCGATTTATCAACAACTGATGTAACAGATGTATATCAAGCTCCAGCTGATTCAAGAGCTATTATTCAAAACATACATGTTGCAAACGTTGGATCTGGTAACACGGAGATAAAAGCTTTTATATACGATAACTCTGCAACTACAGCATTTCAATTTGCAGAGCACACTGTCAATGCAGGCAATTCACAATCTGTATCTGATGGATCTATTATATTAGAAGAAAATGATAAACTACAATTACAAGCTGCTTCAGGAAATATCTTTGAAGGTACTTGTTCAATACTAGAAATAAACAGGGATTAATATGTCATTTATAGAAACAGAAGCATCGGAAAGAACTGAAGTCATAAACGGTAAAGTCGTTAAGATTATTACACCTCAAACAGAGGTAACATTAACTAATAAAAGAACTGGTCAAGAGTATAACTCTGATGCGGAAGCTATGCAGGACGTACAAAACCCTAGCACAGATACTACTTCTGATGATATAAGAAGAGATGTACGTATAACTGTAGAAGCATTACCACTTGGAGGACAGACAAAACTGTAATATAATAGAACGATGGCAATAACAAACGCACAGCAATACCAACAACTTGTAAACAAATCAGCAGACGGTAAACGACCAGGTTATCGTGGTATTGGTGGATATCAAAGTGGTAGATCTGCACCCTCTTCAAGTTCTCGTTCAACAAGTTCTCGTAGTACAGCAGGACCAGGAGATACAGGAGGAGAAGGAGGCAATAGACCTTCAGATCAATCTGATAGACAATATAGATCTGATGCTCCACCAGTTGACAAAAGCACTCCAACACAAACAGCAAATCAATTAAGAAACCAAAATAGATACGTTGCAGAAGATGAAGATTTACTTCCAGGTGATACACCTGTTGAAGATGTTGATATTCCATTAACTACACGAGAAAGAACTACAAACGAAAACAAAGATTTATTTATAAATAAACCTGCTAATTATCCTGGGTACGTTCCACCAGCTGCACAATTTTTTGCAAACTTAAATAGAAAACCAAATAGAACTTTCTTTTATGAAAGAGTTCTTAAAAACAATGCACAAGGTTTAAACTACACAGAATTAGAAAAAGCTTATCAAGACTACATGTCAAAAAGAATGTCTGGTGAAACAGATGCTATGGGAAATATAAATCCATCATTTGGTCGTGACGATGGTCCTGATCCAATCATCCCACTACAAACAGGTATCATGAGCCAAGCGCCAGTAGATGACAGATCTGAATTAAAAAAATTAATTGATGCAAGAGGTATCGCATATAGATTTATGGCTGATGGTGGTATGACTGAAGACGCTATCGGAGGTGCAGCAGAAGGTAATATAGATGAAATGGGTAGACAGATGTATGGTCTAGGTAAACTTGTTAAGAAAGCAACAAGAGCTGTTAAGAAAATTGTAAAATCACCTGTTGGAATGGCAGCGTTAGGTGCATATGGTCTTGGTTTAGGCCCTTTTGCATCAGGAAAATTTGGAGCAGGTTTTTTAAAATCAGAAGGACTTAAAAAATTCTTTTTAAAAGAAGGTGCTAAAAAATTTGCTTTAAAAAATTTAAGTACCCAAGGAATTTTAGCTGCTATTGGTGGAACATCTGCACTTGCAGGTTTATTAAGTCAAAATGAAGAAGAAGGTTTTCCAGATGATGGAAGAGGACCAGGTTTAGATATAGTTGGAATTAGAAAAGATCCGTATGGAGCAATGGGTTCTGCTTATGCTTTCTATGCTGATGGCGGAGATGTAGAACCTGTAGCTAAAAAGACTATGCCATTAATAGATATGAATGGTAAAGAAAAAGACTACAGAGAAACAGGTGGTTTTGTGGACATGGGTAGAATGGAAAGAGCTGATGATGTACCTGCCAGACTATCTAAAAATGAATTTGTATTTACAGCTGATGCTGTAAGAAATGCTGGTGATGGAGATATAGACAAAGGCGCAGAAGTTATGTATAACATGATGAAGAACCTCGAAA